GGAGGCACATCTTCAAGAATATCTTCCTCCAGCCCCATCTCCATAGAGGCTACTGTGTTTTCCAAGGTGACCGCATCGACTGCCAGACTCCAATTCTGAATATAGTGCTGTAAAGCCATAGCCTTAGAGGCATCATCAAAATGGCTATTTACTACGGGATATCCATCATCGCCAAAAGAGAACATGATGAATCCCCCGTTGCTCTTCTCGTTCATATGCCTGAGAAGCGGCTTGTCTACTTTTTGGGGTGCTTTGGACATTTAATTTTATTACACGATAGAAATCCCGTATAGTTCTTTTAAATAATCGGGAGATAGCTCTTTTAAATCCTTTTCATAAATTTCCATAATTATAAAATTGTTTAATTCTAGCCACTCTCTTTTTTGGACGTCTCTCTTTATTGATTCTAGGTATTTAGCTCTTGAATTTCCATGAAAAAACTTATTGAAACTGTCGTGCTGGGGGCCGTTGACTTCTACGGCAATCTTTTTAGTCATGTTTACGATGTCTACTTTCAGTCTAGTTCCGTATACTGGAAACTCTTCGTAGACTATATGGTTCTCCCAGTACCCCTTGAAGAATTGCTTTACGTTAAATTGCAGCTTAGATCGAGACTTTTTACCCCACTTAATGAGGTATTTAGTAACAGACTTGCTCTGAAGTTTTCCCCTGACGTTATAGAGTCTCACGATTGAGCAGTCTTTCTTCGTGGTGAAGGATTTGGTGGCAGTTGGCGCAAAGAGTTTGGCATTTTTCCATTTCTTTTTTAATGGCTTCCATACTGTAGCCCCTGTTTACCGCGTTTCCTATTTCAAACAACTTCTCTTCCCCTTCTCTGTGATGATGTTGTAACGCTCTCCAATCATCAAAGTCGCATAGCTCGCACTTTTTATTAAATTTAATTTCGTTTAATTGCTCTCTGGAGTTGTGTCTCCTTTTCTTTTTGGAGGAACTATAACACTGGTTACATTTCAGCCGAAAATACGTTTTTCCTTTAAGGATATTCGCAACAGCGAAATGACCACCCTTCACCTGCTCGCCCCTCTCTTTATTGCAGTATTTACAAATCATTATTAAATTGGTGGAGGTGGCGGGAGTCGAACCCGCGTCTTTAGAGCCGTTGGCTCAAATGTCTACAAGCATAGTCGGTGTTGTTTACTCGCTTGGCATGTCACCGACAAACGGCCAACACGAGCTTCGCAAAGGATGTATTAATTTTATACTGGGCTCCTTTACTGTTGTGCTCCAGTTTTTGCTCGCTATCGACGCCCTGACCCTCTTAGCGAGCATCCGAGGCAGGACGGGGTAGAACTAAGCTACCAGCGCGGCTTCTTGGAAACCGAGACGGGCGAGAATCTCGTCCGCTTCTGCTACCGAAGGAGCCATGTCAATTACATTATCAGCATTTGACTGTTTGATGGAATTTTTAGGAGGCCGACCATCATCCTCCGCTTGCAATTTGGCGTCTGAAACTAAATCGAATCCAGAACACCCCCATAAATTATTTACACCATTCCCAAGTCTTTAGACCATCTCTAATGTCTTGAGTTTTGATTTGCGTTAGTACGTCTTTCCTGCCGTTTCTTGAGTATAATTTGTACTTAGCTAGGCGTCCCTCCGAGACTCTGGTTTTAGTATCTGTTATGAGTTTTTTACATAACTCTCTCAACTCTGATCTTCTCGCTATTAAAAACGTGCTCTTCAACTCAAAGGCTATAAAATCAGCCTTGCCTTTAATCCACCCAGCTTTTCCGTTCACATTAAGGAACTCAATCCATGTCCAGTCATCGTTAAATTCAGAGTCTCCCCTGCTTGTCCTCTTTCTAGACTTCACGTCAAAAGACTTCATGTCTCCAGCCTTATTTTTTACGTGATAGTCTATGTGATCATACATATCCTGCTGCTTTGAAGACTTGATGGCTTCGTACCCCTTCTTGCCGCACACTTCCACAAATAGGTCTTCGGCTTTTTTGCCTATTTCGAAACTGTCGTCATCAGGTTTTAGGTTGGCGTTAACTCTCATAGCTCATATATATCAGCTACTTGCAGAATGATCAACTCTTTTTTAGGGCATTTCTGAATTTGTTGAACAAATACTTTCCAATCTCTGGGTTCTCTGAAAAGTACTTCCTCAAGTTGTCCATGCCTTGGTGCTGTTTTTTGAACTCTAATTTCGTTTCTTTCTCGACTTCTTGGCAGAGCTCATCAGCAATCGTCACCCAAGCGCCTTTGGCTACGGCCATGTCCCATTGCAAAAGCATATCTACGACTTCGTACTCTACCCACACGCTTTGACCTTCACCCGCTCGATACTTAATGGGATATTTTACAAGGGTTCCCGTTTTTTCGTTTGGGGTTTTTCTGAAGATGATTTTGCACCAATGACCAAGCATGTCGCCCTTGCCGTTCGGTTGAGTGCTAATTAAGTCTTTGTTGTACCTTTCTTGAAACTCTAGAATCCAATCACTGTAATGAAGCAAAGCGTTACCCCCAGAAGCGTTGGTAAGCTTGGGGTCCTCTTTAGCGTAAGGGTTAATGCTTACCTTGCTCCGCACTTGCGAAATCATGAAACAGATGTGGCCGCGAGTAGCAAGCCCCAAAGCCATGCGCTTGAGAAACGCCGAGCTAATTAAAGAGCCTCCCGCTACTTTCACCGCGTCATCAGAGCCTTTTTCTAGATCGCCGCGAGGAATAAGGGCGTCCATAGAGTCGATAATAAACATGTAGTTGTACTCTTCTGGATTGTCTTGGACCAAGCATCTCATGAAATCGACCACAGACTCGTAAACATTGCTTTTGTAAACAAACCATTTTTTCTTGTTGGTGTCGATTCCAGCGCGAGAGATCATATCGTCAGACAACCTACCTTCGGCTTTGATGTAAACCACCATCCTTTTTTCTTCTTTTTGGAAATTGCGAGCAAAAGCAAGGGCGCATGAAGTTTTGCCCCCCTCGGATACTCCAGTCGCTCTTACAACGCCTGGACGAATACCTCCGCCCATTTCAATATCTAGAAGCAAGCTTCCGCTGGAAACGCTGTAGTGGTGATCCTTCTCAAAATTATAGTGATCATTTTTATGCTGATTCAGGTACGCCTCTATTTGTGTGAGCGGGGACGTTTCGTCGCTTGTTTTTTTAGTTTTCGCCATCTTTTAAAAAATCCATTGTTGTTTTAATCTTCTTTTTAACCTCTTTGTCTTCTCCTATCTTGTCACTTAATATAGCCCCACCTTCCGATGGTTTCAAGTTAAGATTCTTTCTTCTTTCTAGATTCTGTAATAAAGATACGCCGTCGTCCGTCAGAAAGTAAGAAAGGGAAAACACGGGGTCTTGGGTTTGGACTGACAGCCAGAATTTGATGTCGGAATTAACCGCAAGCAGTTGTTTGGCTATTTTGATCTCCTTGCCCCAGAAAATCTTAGGAGCATGTCCGCAAAAGTGATTGACTAAAAGCTGGCATTTCTTGTGGTTACTTGGGGCTGGCATAACTATTTATATCATGCACTTGATGGGCAGTCAAGGGGATTACGAAAGGTCGTCATTGATTATTTTAGAGTCCCTCATGTTCAAAACTAAGTGGTCCAACCTATCTTTTGGCGCTTCTAGGGATGGGTACGGGTAGTGACCAATTATTTTTTCACGGAAAATAACATCTGCCGTGGCTAGGATGCTTTCGGGGGGAGTATTTATTGGGTAAACATAATGAGCCCAAGGATTCCATTGAAAGCAGCTTTCGGGAGGCGGTTTTCCGAACTCTCTGCAAAACCTGTAAAGAATTAAGCACGGGACTCCGTAGGCAAATGCTAGGCATTTTAGCCCGCTATCTGCTCCGATGTAGACTCTGGCATTAGAAATTAAACTTGATATTTCTTTTATCGTTCCTGAGATTATTTCTACATTTTCATATTTTACTGACCATTCATAGAGGTTATCTTCTGATAGGTCATCTATCACGAAGCACTTGATGTTCGCCCTATCGAAAAGCTTCAAAAGGTCTTCGCAGTATTCCTTGTCTAATTTATTGGGGCTTGTCGGGGACAAGCCGCTGTTTAAGTGGAAAACTATATACTCTTCGTCTGGCGGAAGAGTTCCTTCAAAATCGGGTTTGGGGAAAAAATTAAAATATCTATACCAATTAAAATCAAACCTCTTATTGCCCCACATAGTTTGCTTGGTGTCGAAATCATATACCCTATCAAAAGTCCTTAGCTCTTTTAAGTCTTCCTCTTTGCAGTTTAGGAAGTGGGATTGATAGGGTACTATGCCTCCTTGCGAATCTTCGACCAAACATTTTTTGTATTTTCTTTCTTTTATGTGCTTTATTTTTTTGTAGAAACTTCCATATAGTTTCTTTAGGCATTCGACTGGGTAGTCTTTCGCGTCCACTGAAAAAGCTGTTATTTCTGCGTTTGGAAATTTATCTTTTATGGCGGGAATGAACCTGTTGTTGGCTAAGTGGTCTCCAAGCCCGCCGCTAAAGACCGCAGCTATGGTTTTCACTTCTTTGTTTGGCGTGTGAATTTTACTTCCCGCGCTGCTTGTTTTAAAAGACTCTAGGTAGGAGTTTGGCGGGTGACTTGGGAAGTCTATTACTTTGTTTTTCTTGATGTTGTCCTTGATTATATCTAAGTAATCGTCATCGTTTTTCCATCCCCTTTCTAGAAAGTCACTGTCCCAAGAGGTGAAGTCAATTAAATTCAAATTTTCGTTTAAAATGAAATTCCATAAGAATATATCGCTATGTGTATTATCCCATTTGTAGTCTGTGGATATTTTTTCTTTACTTACCTTGTCAAGTAGGGTTTCCTTTGGAGGAAAGGTTCCATTTAAGCTTAAGAAAGTGAACAAATTGACACCATGAATATATTTAAGCTTTTCTTTGTTTGCTGAGGAGCCCTTACGAAAGAATCTTTTGCCATCTTCATATACGTGTTCATAGCTGACGCTGTGAGTCCTTAGTTGTTCGATTGGAAAATTGTAATAGGGGAAGGGTTTGCGGCTAACGTCACTAAACTCAAAAAAATAAAAT